CCAGCACACAAGACCTTAAGGCAGCGTGTGACTGGCTAGCCAAGAATGACATTAGTGGTATTGCCTACGAAGGTAATCCACTGGACAAACTGGCGTCTGTGATGCCTAAAGTAGACCCTGAGATGGTACAACGGAGGCTGTATGGCTCGAAGCACGTCTGAGTACTACAAGGACAATCCTGAGGCACGTGAGCGCCGTCAAAAACAGCAAGCTGAGTACAACAAGACCAAAAACGGTCTTAAGATCCGTACCGCTGCTAATAAGCTAAACAGAAAACTTGGTACTTATGGCAACGGTGACGGAAAAGATGCTTCGCACACTGGTAAAAACACTGGTAAACTTGAAACACCGTCATCTAACCGCCGCAGACCCCGCACGGGTAAGAAGTACGCATAGTCATGACCCCGCTGTTGCCAACCCCTGATCACTACATTTACAACCTCATAACCATGACAAGTCCTGAAGCTAAACGGCTCTGGAGAAGAGCTATTAAGGAGCACTTCAATTGTCAATGTGTCTATTGTGGAGAAACTTATGAACTACATGAACTTACTTTGGATCACGTTGTTCCTCGCTACTTTGGGGGACAAACGATTACAAGAAATCTGGTTCCATCCTGCAGGAAATGTAATCAAGAAAAGGGGACTAGCAACTGGTTATCTTGGATGCGAGCCACGTTTGGCTGCAATCCGAGTAGAGAACAACTGATTTTATCACACATAAAATAATATGGCTAAACCACTTCCTTGGGTCGAATGGAAGAAAAAAGCTGAACAAGAGTACGTCAAAAATAGTTATACTGTTAAAGACATGATTGATGACTGGGGATTTCCCTCAGATGTTGATCCTGATGAAAAACAGATAATGTTTGTAAATGGTAAATTAACCAGAAAAAACCAAACAACTAGAAAACGTACTAGAGGCAGTGAAGCTCGAAGAGCAACACAAAACGAGCAATCATTATCACGGCAAGATTATCTTGATTATGCAAAAAAGAATGGCTATTCTGCAGAACAAGCTAATCAGCTTTTTGAACAAAATGAAGCTAAATTAGCTGAATACAAAAGTCAAAAAACTGCGGACTTACATTACGAACATCTTTCTCCTAGCCGTTCACCAATGAGAGGTGGTGTAGAGCATTATCGTAACATTGTAATGATGGAAGGTGAGCTTAACTTAGAAAAATCTGATAAGCTTGCTTCAAAAACGGCAATGCGTGAAGCTGGTGTCCCTTTGACTAAACAAGGGGCACTTTATGCTGATTTTAATGACATGCCGCTTCCAACTGATCAAGAACAAATTGACATTATTTTAAAAGATATTGCTGATCAGCCAAAACCAAAAACAACTAAGGATGTTCGCAAAGCTTTGACAGAGAATCCAGCAGTAGAACAGATTGGTGAAAAGTTCCGCCTTATTGATTCATTGGAACTTACATCAGCTCAACGTAATCAACTAACTAGAGCTACTACACTTGAGGAAAAAGATGCTTTGCTTACTTTGTTTAAAGGTAAGCGCGGAGCATTAACTGGTCTTGCGGTTGCAGGTGTAACTGCACTTGGCCCGTTGGGTACAGCAGCAAGTGCCGCTGAACTGCAAGGTCGCAGTAAACTAGCTGCTGAAACTAAAAACATGATGGATGAACTGCAAGCTGGTCTTGCTGGTGCATCATTGGCTGGTGATGTAGCATCTTATTTGCCTGTTGCAGCTCCAATCGGTGAAGCGGTTTCAACTGCAGCTGATGTAGCTAACATTGGTATTGATGCTTACCGTCAAAACCCTGAAAAAGCTAAGCAGTTTGCTAAAGAACAACTAGAAAAAGCGACTGAACCTCTTACTCGTCCAATTAAAAACGCAGCACGGTTAGCTAAAGATCCTAAAGCATTTGCTGAAAACGAACTTAAGTATATTTCTGAGCAAGCTAAACGTGGACGTTTGCCTTATACAGGCTGAGAGGCACCTAGAAGCCTCTACAAGACCCCTTAAACCACCTTTAGGTACATTCTATCATGAGCAATGTTTTAGACGCCCTGCAAGGCGATTTTAAGCTATTTCTTCAAGCCTTGTGGAGTCAGCTAGACTTGCCAGAACCGACCCGAGCACAATACGCCATTGCCGATTATCTACAACACGGTCCAAAACGGCTTCAAATCCAAGCATTCCGTGGTGTAGGTAAGTCATGGATTACTGGTGCTTTTGTGCTTTGGGTCCTTTTTAAGAACCCCGAAAAGAAGATCATGATTATCTCCGCTTCTAAAGAGCGTGCAGACAACATGTCTATCTTCCTTCAAAAGCTTATTATTGAGACACCATGGCTAAAACACCTACAGCCTAAGTCAGATGATGCCCGTTGGAGCCGGATTAGCTTTGATGTTAACTGCTCTCCATCTCAGGCACCGTCGGTTAAGTCGGTTGGAATTACCGGTCAGCTTACCGGTTCACGTGCTGACCTGATGATTCTTGATGACGTTGAGGTTCCTGGTAACTCCATGACGGAAATGATGCGTGAGAAACTGCTTCAACTCTGTACAGAGGCTGAATCTATTCTTACACCTAAGGAAGACTCAAGGATTATGTACCTTGGTACTCCGCAGACAACGTTTACCATTTACCGTAAACTAGCAGAACGTAACTATCGTCCTTTTGTTTGGCCTGCCAGGGTTCCCCGTAAACTGGCAAACTACGAAGGATTGATTGCACCACAGCTACAAGAAGACATTGACATGGGTGCAGACCCGTGGAGTGTTACTGACCCTGACCGATTTAGTCATGAAGACCTACTTGAACGTGAAGCAGCTATGGGACGCAGCAACTTCATGCTGCAGTTCATGCTCGACACAAGCCTTAGCGATGCTGAGAAATTCCCACTCAAGATGGCTGATCTTGTCGTCACCAGTGTTAACCCTCAGTCCGCTCCTGATAGCGTCATCTGGTGCTCAGATCCTAGAAACGTCCTCAAAGAACTACCAACTGTCGGACTACCTGGAGATTATTTCTACAGTCCAATGCAGTTACAAGGAGAATGGGGTCCTTACCAAGAGACAATCTGCTCTGTTGACCCGTCGGGTAGAGGCACAGATGAGACAGCAGCAGCTTATATCTCCCAACGTAACGGTTTCTTGTACGTGCATGAAGTGCGTGCTTACCGAGACGGATACTCAGACAACACACTTTTGGACATTTTAAAAGGGTGTAAAAAGTATAACGTTACTAAATTGGTTGTTGAAACAAACTTTGGTGACGGTCTTGTAGCTGAACTATTTAAGAAACACATTCAACAAACTCAACAAGGTATAGATGTTGAAGAAGTACGTGCCAACGTTCGTAAAGAAGAGCGTATTATTGATGCCCTTGAGCCTATTCTTAATCAGCATCGCCTTATTGTCGATAAAGGCGTCATTGAATGGGACTACAACTCCAACAAAGATGATCCCCCAGAAAAGCGTCTACTTTACATGCTATTCTACCAAATGAGTCGCATGTGTCGGGAAAAAGGTGCAGTCCGACATGATGACCGCCTAGACGCTCTTGCTCAAGGTGTTAAGTACTTTACAGATGCTATGGGTATCTCCGCTATGGAGGTAGTTAAACAACGGAAAAGAGACGATTGGAACGACATGTTAGAGTCGTTTTTAGACGACCCACAAGCCGCTACAAACCACCATGCACTGTGTTTTAAAGTAGACCAAAGAAGGCAAGCAAGAGGAATCTCCAAATCCGGCATCACCACTTGGATCTGACCGGTCCCACCCTTATACAGGGAGAAGGGAAGGGTGGACCCGACTCCTTGTAATTGGGGAAGACAACAAATCTTCCCCTTTTCCTACAGTAAACCGAATAAGGTTTTATTTTTCCTCCCCATTAAACAAAATACGGTTATTTCCGTTTTACTACTGTATGCTCACCCACTCCGCCCAACTGGTACATATCACTCCCAATGCTGAAGAACTAATCAGCTATATGGCACGTGTAAGTAATCCCTCTAATCAAACCAACACTCAGACAAGTGCTAGGTTGATTAAGTACCTCATCGAACACTCCCACTGGTCACCTTTTGAAATGGTGAACATGTGTGTAGAGATTAATACTACACGGTCTATAGCAGCACAAATCCTTAGACACCGTAGCTTTAGCTTTCAAGAGTTCTCTCAACGGTATGCCGATGCTTCACAGCTTGGTAGTCCGGTTGAACCGCAACTCCGTCTTCAAGACAGTAAAAACCGCCAGAACAGTATTGAAGTAGAAGATGAAGACCTGTTCCTTAAACAAGAAGTAAAGCAACTCTTTAAACATTCGGAGTTAGTCTACAAGAAACTGCTTGAAGCCGGGATAGCTAAGGAATGTGCAAGAGAAGTTCTTCCCCTTTCTATGCCAACACGGTTGTACATGAATGGAACAATTAGGTCTTGGTTGCACTACTGTGATCTCCGTACCTCCAACGGTACACAACGGGAACACGCCAAGATAGCCGGTCAAGTACAAGACCTATTGTATCAACACCTTCCTAACGTATGTGAGGCAATGTGGAACAAAAACTACGACTAAATGAGTTCAAAACTCTTTACAAAGCCTGGAGTAGAGGTATCCCTTGGTGGGATCACCTCATCTTCGGGTGTCTTTGGTGGTTAGAAGAAAAGATTATTGATTATCGGATTAAAGTAGAGGTAGATAAGGCAATTGAGTCGGTTGAAATGCCGGTTCAAGACTGTGTAACACCGGTTTATACAGAAACACCCGGAGAGGGGTCTCTGGGCTTCTCTGAGATGCGTCTGAGTGCTCCGTGGTATAAGGAGGCGGAAGGCGGCGTTAAACCGCTTACAGAGCCTTCTAGAGACCTCTGAAGATTTTTGGCATAAATTTGCAAAGGGATATATACGTCTGGGCAGGACGCAGTTACCCCCACGGGGGTAGGCGCCTGGACGCACGCCTGTGCGCCGGTGTAGCGCGGCTGGACACGGGCACAAGCCTGTGCTCGCCCGCGTTGTCCAGCTTGCGCACCTGTGTCTGCTGCAGGTACGCGGACATGAGCGGCGTTGAACCGGGGCTAGACTGTGT